TACTGCTTCATCTTTAACTCCTGGTTTTGTTAACAATGTAGATTTAGAAACCAATTCAGCATTAAATTCAATTGGTACTAATCTCTTGGGACGAAACAATCCTGTAGATGTTGTTAATGGTAATTTGTCTGTCAATGATTTAAAAGATACATTGGCAGGTGGAATTAGTCCGGGATTATCAAATGCTTTAACAGCAAAATTTACTAATGATGTTGTAGATAATTTTACAAATCAATTACCACCTATTTTAAAAAACACATTACCCATAGGTGATATTAAGAATGCTTTGTCTTCAACAGCTGCAGCAGGAATTGATGCTGCAATAGATGGAACAGTACAATTGTTTTCTGGTGAAACCTTAGCAAGTAAAATACCACAATTACCAACTGTTCCAAATGTTGGTGATATTTTAGGTAAAGTCCCAACATTACCAACTTTAGGTGATCCATTATCAATCTTAAGAGCTAAAGAAAAAGCAGCAAGTGAAGCTCTCCAAGAAGTCAATAAGAAGTTTGATGAAAAAATTTCTGCCGAAGCAATAAGTGAATCAAAACAATTCAATATTAATAATGAAGATAATGTAGTTAAAAATAAAGCGGAGAGTCAAGGTTTTATAGATAAGAATGCTATATATCCTACAGAAGAATACAAAAATAGATCTGACACAGATAAATTAGCTACAGGAGATATTAACGGAACTATTGTACAACAAAAAGAAATAGATAGAGTTTTTGGTTGTCAACTTCCCGAAGGTGAATATTTTGAACAACCAGAAATACCTTATAATGCTCAATATCCATATAATAAAACAATACATACTGAATCCGGTCATGTAATAGAAATGGATGATACACCAGGTTCTGAAAGATTGCATGTATATCATAAGTCTGGTACATTTATTGAATTGGATCAATCAGGTTCTGTTGTCAAAAGAACATTAGGAAGTTCATATGAATTTATAGATAGAAATAATAAACTCTCTATAGTTGGGGATGATAACATTTCTATAGGTGGCAACATGAAAGTATTTGTTGCTGCTAATGCAATTATTGAAGTTCAAGGGGATACAAATTTAAAATGTTTAAATGATGTAACAGTAGAAGCAGCTGGTAAACTTGATCTATCTGCAACCGAAGAAATAAACTTACGTTCTGCTAATATTAATATACAATCTACAAATTTTACTAACATGAAAACTGAAGGTAATATTTTTGTTTCAGCAAATGTTAGCATTCATAATAAATGTAATAGCACAATGTTTACAGAAACTTTAGATACTTTGAATTTAAAATCAATGAAATCAGCCTTTATTGAAACAGCTCAAGTTTTAAATTTAAAAGCTACTAGCCAAATACTTGCTGATGGCTCTACAGTTCAACTTAATGAAGGATTATCATTACCAGCAACATCAGCTACATATGCAAACAATGCTAACATAGGTATGATTGGAACAAGGACACCTGTTTTTACAGAACACATACATGATCCTGATATTACTAATTTTACTGATTCTGCATTTATGACCAGTCAAGGCGAAGATTCTGATTTAGATGAGGATGCTGAACAAGCATTAAAGGAGTTAAGAAGTAAAGGACTAACACCTCCTAATACAAGAGACCCAATAGTTAGAGATTCTGCTTCGCCTTCATCAGCTGTTTCCGATATTGTTTTGCCAGATGATTCTTTGTTACTTAAAACGTCTTTTGCTGATAATAAAGCAATATCAAATAAATTTGTATTATCCCAATTAAGTTCTAAAGCTGCATGTTCTTTTAATCCAGTAAGGGCTCAAATGAGTTTGACGTTTGGAGAAATATTATTTAATTTATCTGCAATAGCTTTAAATGTATGTGATCCAGTTAAAAAACTCTTTCCGAGCATGATAGTTACATCAGGGTTAAGATATCCAAAGGCTAATAGTTCTAATACTTCTGATCACTTAAAAGGACAAGCTGTAGATATACAATTTCCTGGAACAAATAAAGTAATGTATTTTGATATAGCTAAAAAATTAGCAGAAAATTTAAATTATGACAAATTGCTTTTAGAGTATCACGATAAAACTAAAAATATGTCTGGTAATCCTTGGATTCATATATCGTTTAAAGCTGATACTAACAGAAAATTGCTTTTTACATATAATAACCAAAGAAAACATAGCTCTGGTTTGAAGAGGTTAGCATAATGCCAGGTATATCAAGAGTAGGAGTAGATACAGCAGGAGGGTTAATAACAGGTCCTGGTGCAAGTACAGTTTTTGTAAATGGGTCTAAAGTATCTTTAAAGGATGATTCAGTTGCATCTCATGGAGTTGGTGTACACGCTGATGCTAAAATGGTTGGATGTTCAGAAACAGTTACAGCAGAAGGAAAAGGTGTTGTAAGAGAAGGTGATGCTGCTAGTTGTGGTCATATAGCTACAGGTTCTTCAGATACATTGGCTGGTTAGGCATAAATAAGGCTATGGCTACTATCAATAGAAACATAAGAAAATATTCTGACTTTAATTTTTTATTTGTAACTCATCCTAAAACTAAGGATTTAGTAAAAATAAACAATGAAGATGCTATTAAGCAAGCAGTTAGAAGTTTAATATTAACTGTTAATTATGAAAGATTATTTCATCCTGAAATAGGATGTCAAATAAATGCACTACTTTTTGAAAATTTTGAGCCCCAAATAGAAAATTTAATGACACAAACAATTGAGGATACCATTAGATTTTTTGAACCTCGTGCTAAACTAACTAATGTTGACGTTAAAGGTAATCGTGATCAAAATGAATTAATTGTTATTATTCAGTTTGCAATAAATAATGTACTGAATTCATTCGAAGTTATAACAACACTTACAAGAGCAAGATAATGACTCAACTAAAATCAGCAGATTTATCAGAATTAGATTTTGATACAATAAAAACAAATTTAAAAGCATTTTTAAAAAACCAAGATGAATTCACAGATTATGATTTTGAGGGATCAGCTCTATCTATATTACTAGATGTATTAGCTTACAATACTCATTACAATGCATATATTGCTAATATGGTTGCTAATGAGATGTTTTTAGATTCAGCTGTTAAGAGATCTTCAGCTATTTCAGCAGCTAAACAAATAGGATTTACACCTGCCTCAGCTCGATCAGCAAGAGCTAAAATAAATGTTACTGTTAACAGTCCTGAAGGAAATCCGGATACACTTACAATTGACGCTAAAACACCTTTTACTGCAACGGTAAATGATAATACATTTTCTTTCTTTAATTTACAAGCAACGACTATAACACCTGTAGCAGGTGTTTATACAGTTAATAATCTTGATGTTATAGAAGGTGAGGTGGTTAATTTACAATTTGCTTCTGCTACTCCTGGCCCAGATGAAAAATTTGAAATACCTGATCCAAATATTGATACTTCTACATTAAAAGTAACAATACAATCAGCTGCAAGTAATACATCAGCAGTTGCTTTTAATCTTACTGTAGATACAACAAATGTTACGTCAACTTCAAGAGTATTTTTCTTAGAAATGAATCCTATAGAAAGATATGAAATATTTTTTGGTGATGGAAACATAGGTAAATTGTTAGAAAATGGTAATATTATTAACGTTGAATATTTAAAATCAACCGGTATTCCTGCAAATACATCTAATAATGCTACTGTTGCATTTACTACACCAACAATAGGTGGATCAACAGATATTGATATTACCACTGTTCAAAATCCAAGTTCTGCAAGTGCTGCTGATCAGTTGACAGATATAAAATTTAAAGCTCCAAGAGTAAATGCAGCTAGAAATAGAGCTGTAACTGCTGCTGATTATAAAGCATTGATTGAAGCAAATTTCACAGATGCTGAATCAGTTGTTGTATTTGGTGGTGAAGATAACAGTCCTCCAAAGTTTGGTAAAGTAATAATATCTCTAAAACCATTTGATGGGTTTAGTATATCGACAGATACAAAAAATGCTATTATTGAAGATATACTAAGAGAAAAAAAAGTAATGGCAATACAACCAGAGTTTATTGATCCAGAATTTTTCTTTGTAAATTTAACCGTAAACATTCAATATGATAGCTCAACCACTACACTTAGTGCTGATACTATTAAGGATGCAGTTACAACAGTTATCAATAATTATTTTTCTTCAGATCTTCAAAAATTTAATCAAGATTTTAATAAATCAAAACTTATTAAAAATATACTTGATAATAATGATTCAATTGTTAGTGTTATTATGTTAATTTCACTTCAAAAAAGAAACACAATTACATTGAATACATTAAACACATTTGCTGGGGATGATAAAATTAAATTTGAAAATCCAGTACAGCCAGGAACAATAAAATCGAGTAGATTTTTTCAATTAGTTCAAAATACAACTACATTAGTTAATATGACTGATGTTCCAGACACTAACCCTGCAGATGATAGTGGTACAGGTACTATTGCAATAGTAAACTCTTCATCAGGTGTATTGCTTGAACAAAATTTAGGAAATGTAAACTATGCTACAGGCGACGTCAGTATAGGAGGATTTACACCTACTGCTTTACCTAATAATATTACTGATTTTAGAATGACGTCAGCAGTACAAGAATCTGGTCAAAATATCAGAGCACTAAGAAATCAAATTTTAGTAAGAGATAAAACTATTTTAAATGTAGCTGCAGGTAGAAATGCTGGTTTAACTGTTAACATGACTGCGATTGTATTGTAAATGACAACCACAAGAATAAAAGAAAAAATATCGTCTATAGTTGAACGACAATTTCCAGAGTTTGTTCAAAAAGACTTTACTAAATTTATTGCATTTGTAGAATCTTACTTTAAGTTTTTAGAACAAGATCAACATCCTCAAGAAATAATACAAAATTTACAATCATATGCTGACATAGATAGAACTTCAGATGCGTTTGTAAAATATTTTTTAAAAAACTATGCAAGAGATATACCAGAAAGTGTATTAGCTAATAAAAAATTATTAATAAAAAGAATAACAGATTTATATGAATCAAAAGGAAGTACTCTTTCCTATAAACTTCTTTTTAGACTTTTGTTTAATGAAGAAGTTGATGTAGTATTTCCTTATGAATTTGCTTTAATACCTTCTGATGGAACATGGCAGCAAAGAAATGCAATTATAGTTGGTACAACTTNTGGNGATAGAAGTGGATTAACAAATAGATTATTATTAATAGTTGTAGATGGAGTACAATTTTCTATTCCAATTCTTCAAGTAAATAATCTAACAAGTAGTTTAACAGAACTATTTTTAGATAAAAACTTTTTACCACCTTTGTTTACAGCAGGTTCAACAGTTACAGTAGAGGATGCACTTCAAGGTGGTGATGTAATATTTGAAGGTGTAATCGAACAAACTACAACAACTGTTTCAGTTGACTCTGGTGGATCTAATTTTAAAAACGGTGATATATATACTATTGACATTAACGGTGGTGTTGATACAATTATTAAAGTTCAAAATGTTACATCCACTGGTAGTATTTCAGAAGTAGAAATAATTGACTTTGGATATGGTTATACAACAAATACTTCAAGTACAAGTTTTTTAGTTAATATTGACCCAACTGGATCTACAGCATTACCTTCTTCAGATAGACAAATTACTGATAATACTTTAGGGTTTAAAGAAGACGGTGTTATTAAACACACAGGAAACAGTCAGGTTGTTGCTACTTTTGGTTCAAACACCAGTTTTTCTTCTTCTGGAACAATATCTGCACCAAATAATGAAGCTATAATAAAATTTACATTAGGAACTTTAGCAACTTATCCTGGTGAATTTACAACAAACAAAGGATTTTTATCAGAACCAGACTTTAGATTACCAGATGATTTGCTTTATCAGCCGTTTGCTTACCAGACAGTCTCTGGTCTTGATATAAATAACTTTAAAGATGTAGTTTTACAGCTAATTCATCCAGCCGGACAAAGACTGTTTAACAATAGGTTATTAGAAGGTACAATAGATGTAAGTGCTAATGTTTCAGTATTTAATAGAGCTAATCTATTCTTAGAACTTGAAGATGTATTTACTGCTAATGATGCACCATTTGGATTTATTGTTTCAAAAGAATTTGGTGATACTGCTAATGTTATAGACTCTGGTACACTTACTTTAGACTCACAAAACTACTTTGCAGTATCTAGTGGAATAAGTAGGTACCTAGAAAGTGCAGATCCAAAATCTGCTAATAGTTATATAGCTGGTGAAACCGTAGAATTTTAAATTAAAAAATTAAGGATTAAAATGGACGATAGTTTTAATGTAACGGGTAAATTAAGGCTCGAACTAAAAAACATCTCAGGTAACATAGTTGATTCGAGGGAAGTTCCTAACTTAGTAGTAGCCTCTGGCAAAGAACATATAGCTTCTCGTATTGCTAGAGTTGGAGGTATTTTTACTAATACTGGATCAACTCAAGTTGCAAATTTAGATGTTAAAGGTAACATTACGTCAGTAATGAATTGTATTGCCTTAGGTAATTCAACTTCTGTAGTAGTTGTTGGAGATACCGACCTGGAAGGAGCTGGTGGCGTTGAAATGGGCAGAGCTGTATTTAGTGGTATTTCTAGAACAGCAAATGCTATTACTTATACTTCTGTTATAGGGGCTGGAACAGCTACCGGAACAGTAAGAACTGCAGGTATTTTTAATAATGTTGGACCGAATACTGGCAATATGTTATGTAGAACTACTTTTGCTGATTTAACAAAAGGTGGTTCTGATTCATTAACTGTAACATGGATAATAAACATCTTATAATATGTCATTTCTACTCAAGGACGTCATACACAAGACTATAGCTGATTCTATATTCAATGAAATATTTTCAGGTAGGTCAAATTTTTACTTTTACACAGGTAAAGTATCAAAGTACCCTGACGAATCGGTGCCCCCTGCTCCAGATGATACTCAATTTGGTGCAACTGATACAAGAAATAGAATTATTAATGTTAAAAAATTAACNACTAATGATCTTTCTTTTGTTGTTGCAAGAAAAAATTGGGANTCAGGAACTATATATGATCAATTTGATGGAAACTATTCAGTTAGTAATCCAGCGACATCAGGTGCTACTAGTTTAAAATCTTCAAATTTTTANGTTTTAACATCTAACTTCCAAGTATATAAATGTATATCAAATAATGGTGGTGCTGAGGCTGGATCTACCGTAGAACCTACTTCTACTGACCTTGCTCCATTTTCATTAGCAGATGGGTATAAGTGGAAGTTTATGTATACAATTCCACTTTCGTTAAGAACAAGATTCTTAACTGATGATTTTATGCCAGTGCAAAAGGATATTTTAAATCCTTACTACAACAACGGTGAAATTGATAATGTTATTATTAATAACAAAGGTCAAAATTATGATGGCAATGCAGTAGTTAGTTTATCATTTGCTTCACCTGGTAATGTAACTTTTGGTTTTAGAGGCTCTCCTGGGTCAGATGGAAACGTAACTCCAGTTATCAAACCTGTATTAGATGGTTCAGGATCTTTTGTTAAAGTTATTATAGAAAATGCTGGTAATAATATAAAGTCAGCTAATATTGCTGTAGTTGATTTAGATAATACAGGTAGTAATTTATTTGCAAATGTAAAAGTTGGTAACACTTTATTTGTTTCAAATACAGGTGGATCGACTGGTAATGCTATTTTACTTCCTGTACTACAAAACGGTATACTTAAAGAAGTTGTTGTAGCTGATCCTGGAATAGGTTATAGTTCAAATATCAGAACATTTATTACCGTACAAGGTGATGGTTCTAATGCAGCTTTTCAACCTTTTATCAATGCTTCTGGAGAAATAGAAGATGTAATAATTACTTCAAGAGGTGAAGGTTTTACCAATGCAGAATTGAATGTAGTTGGTGCAGGAACAGGAGCTGATCTTTCAGTGAGTTTTGAGGATGGTGATTTAGATACTTCCCAAAGTCTTGTAGAGCTTTCTGCTGTGCCTGGAGCAATATATAATCTTATAATTAATGCTACTGGTACTAATTTTCAAAACACTTCAAATGCAGCAATTTCTATAATTGGTGATGGTACAGGGTTTGATGCTTCTATAACTTTGACAGCTCAAACTAATTCAATTAGCAGTGTTACAATTAATAATGCTGGTTCTGGATTTACATATGCTAATGTACAAATAACTGGATCAGGCTCCAACGCAGGTACAGGAGGAGCCAATATAACAGCTATATTACCTCCAGAGAATGGTCATGGATTTGATGCTGTAGCTGAGCTTTTTGCTGATACTCTTATGTTCTTTTCAACCATAAATAATGAAGAAATACATAATATAATTATTGATAATGACTTTAGACAATTTGGTTTACTTAAAGATATAGAAATATTTGGTGAAGCAAGAGCGTTTGCAAATTCACTTGGAACACCTACGTTTTTAGCAACTTTTGATACTTTAAGTGATGGAGGATCTGAAATTGCTAAAGATGCTGTTTTAGAATTAGCTTCAGACACAAGTAGAAAATTTGAAGTTGTTGACACTGTCACAGCAAATACACAAATGTTATTAACCAGTTTAAACAATCACACATTAGTTGGAACGGATGTTTTAAAAAGTGTAGCAGGTACAAGTTTTACCGTTACAACTGTAAATCAAAATCCTACTATAAATAAATTTAGTGGTGATTTAGTTTTTATTGATAATAGAACACAAGTATCATTCACAGAAGACCAATTAGTATCTTTCAGAACAATTTTAACTGTATAAAATATGCCTACTATCTTTCCTACTTCGCCTCATTTTGATGATTATGACGAATCTAAACAATTTGTTAGAATTTTATTTAGGCCTGGACGTGCTGTTCAGGCTAGAGAATTAACTCAGCTTCAAACAATTATACAAGCCCAAGTTGAAAGATTTGGAAAAGGAATATACAAAGACGGCTCTTTCGTTTCACCTCCAAGTGAAACTTTAGATGAACGATTCTCGTTTGTAAAATTACTTGATAGTTTTAATAGTATTACTACAGATTCAGTTATAACTGGTCTTGTAGGCCAAACTGTTATAGGTCAAACATCAGCAGTAAAAGCTATAGTAATAGATGTTGCTACTACAACTGCAGACGGTGATCCTCCTACTCTCTTTGTAAAATATACAGATGGTGGTATAAACAATCAAGAAACATTTAGTGATAATGAAGAAATAAAAAATGCTGGTTTATCAGTAACTGTTAAAAGTACTGCCTCTGAATCAACAGGATTTGGTACAGCTTTTTCTATTGGACAAAGTACTGTATTTGCAAAAGGTAATTTCTTATTTGTTCCACAGCAAACTCATATTGTTGAAAAATATTCGAGTGTCCAAAATAAATTAATTGGATTTACTGTTTCTGAAAGTATTATAGATTCAAATGATGATAGTTCATTACTTGATCCAGCAACAGGAACATTTAACTTCTTTGCACCAGGTGCAGATAGGTATAAAGCTAATTTAACATTATCAAGTAGAGCATTAGAGTTTGCTTCAAATACTGATACTAATTTTATAGAAATTATTAGAATAGAAGATGGTATAGCAGTATCTAAAAACATAGATCCAAGATTTAGTGTATTAGGTGATACATTAGCAAGAAGAACATTTGAAGAATCTGGCAATTATGTTGTCGATCCTTTTTCAATGGAGTTAAGAGAACATTATAAAATAACCTCAACAGGAAGAAAAAATAATGTTGCAGCTGTTGTTAATACTGGAGTATTTAATTTAGCAAATGGTGGTGATAATGCCAAGTTTGTTTCAGTGATTACACCTGGACAATCATATGTTAAAGGATATGAAGTTGACAATGTTGGCACAAGATATTTAACCATAGATAAAGCAAGAGATTTTGCTAATGTTACAAATGGTGTAGTTGCAAGTCAAATATCAAGTTTTATTGATATACAAGAATCAAATTCAATTCCAGATACAGCTGTAATAGAAAACTTAATACTAAGAGATCAATACAAATCAAGTAATGCTGGTCAAAACGGTGCAATAGTTGGTACAGCTAAATCAAGAGGATTTTTATACAAATCTGGTAATGTATCAAACGCTATAGGTAATCCTTTAGGGGATGGCAAGTTTAAATTATATTTATTTGATGTACAAATGAATAGTGGTAAATCATTTGACAGAGATGTAAAACATATAGTATCAGATACTTTTGAATTTGCTGCAAACATTACACCTGTTTTAACTAATATAACAGGAGCTGTTACTTATAATGCTGCTTCATCAACAGTTAGAGGTAGTGGAACAAGATTTCAAACCGAATTAAAAGTAGGTGATTTATTTTCAGTATCCAATGCAACAGTTACAGAAAGATATCAAGTTGCAACAATTGTAGATGATGTTACGTTAACCACTACAGCTGCACCACATATTAACTTACAATTATCTGGTTTCTTTACGTATGCTACAGCACAATTAAATACAGCTAATATTGGTGATTCAGATAAGGATACTTTAGTTGTTAAGTTCCCACAAGATGTAATTAAAGCAGTTGATCCAGCCAACACTAAAACAACATATACTGTTAAAAGACAAGTAACTCAATCGTTATCATCAGGAGCAGCTACTATTACGGCTGGTACAAATGAAACATTCTCACCTTTTTCTGCTGATAACTATACAGCTGTAATTACATCAGGAGCAAGAAAAGGTCAATATATTAACATTCAAAGTGGTGATATAGCATTTAATGGCGCATTTACTGAAGTAACTTTTGATTTTAGTGGAACCCCTGGTGAAAATTTAACTAATGAAACTATGGAGTTTATAGTTACTGTTAATAAGATAACAAGTGCTGCATTAAGAAAAACTAAAACATTAGTTGAAAATGCAACTATAGATTTTTCACAAAACGCTAATGCATTAGTTTCAGTTATTTCATTAGGAAAAGCTGATGGGTTTAGATTAAAATCAGTTAAAATGGCAAATGTTGAAACACAATTTGGAATGCCATATACAACTGATAGAGAATCTAATATTACTTCGAGATATACTTTTGACACAGGTCAAAAGGCTACATTTTATGATACTGCTAAAATTAGATTAAAACCAACAGCTGGTTTACCAGAAAGACCAATAAGGGTTACCTTTGATCACTTTACACATGGTTCTGGAGATTTTTGTTCAGTAGGATCATATGCTAATTATGAAACAATACCAGAAGTATTTTTAAATGGAGAATTATTTCCATTGAGAGATTGTTTAGACTTTAGACCAGTTATTAATGATGCTGGAACAGGCTTTAGTGGAACAGGATCCCAAGTACCAGAATTTTTAGATCCAGGTGTTAATTTCAAAACTGATTATCAGTTCCATTTACCAAAAATTAATTCAATTGGTTTAGATGAAAATGGAAACTACTTTGTTGTAAATGGTAAGAGTGAACTTAATCCAAGAGAACCTAATTTTCCATCAGATCTTCTAAAACTATATGTATTGAAACAAAAACCATTTGTGTTTAATCTAAATGATGATATAGAAATTAAAAAAGTTGAAAATAAAAGATTTACCATGAAGGATATTGGTAAAATTGAGAATAGAGTTAAAACATTAGAATTCTATACTTCATTGAATCTTTTAGAAAGAGATGCTCAACAAGAACAAATCCAAGATGAATTAGGTTTTGAAAGATTCAAAAATGGGTTTGTAGTTGATTCCTTTACAGGTCACGGTGTTGGTGATTCATTAGATAACCCTGACTATGCTTGTTCTGTTAACTTTACAAAGAAAGAAGCATCTCCTTTAATAAAAAGTAAATTTATAAACTTAAAAGAAAAATCAACTTCTACTGCTCAACGTGAATCTAATAATTATACAATAACAAATGAAGTAATATCATTACCATATACACATGAAGTTTTAGTTCAAAATCCATTTTCAAGTAAAGTACAAAATTTAAATCCATTTAATATTAATGTATTCCAAGGATTTATGACATTAGGACCTCCAGGAGATTTGTGGTTTGATGACAGAAGAGTGCCTGATGTTGAGGTTGATAGAACAGGAACATTTGATTCTTTGTCATCTCAATCTCTTATAAAGAAAAATGGAGAGAATATATTTGGTTCTATTAATGACATAGAACAACTTAGAAATGGTATTCCACAAGATACAGATGAACTACCAGACAACTTAAAAGGTATTTCTGATTTGATAGGATCAGTATCACCTGCCACATCTTCAGTAAAATTACAAGGTAATGATGTTGTAAAAAATATTACAGTCGTACCTAAAATGAGAGATGTAAGTATTAGATTTGTTGTTGATGGTATGAGACCTAACACTAGTTTACATGCATTTTTTGATGAAATTAATGTTACATCTTTTTGTACACAAAATACAACCGTACAAGTATCTGCAGAAGAGAGCTTTCAAGGCAATGTAAACACTACGACAGCACTTGCTACTCAAAAATATAATGATTTAAGTAATGCGTACACAAATGCCTTTTTAACACCTTTACAAACTGATTCAACAGGTTCTATATCTGGTGTGTTTAATTATAGTTCTTCCTCGTTGAATATTAATACAGGTCAAAAGTTATTTAGATTAACAAACTCATCACGCAATGATAGGGCACAAGAAATTTCTTATGCTGAGCAAATCTTTGTATCTGATGGTGTTATTCGAGAGATATCACGTGAGGTATTAAGACCACCTCCACCTCCTCCTCCTCCAGTTATTATTCATCCACAACCGGATCCAGGACCACAAACTGTAGAACCACCAACTGTAAACGTACTGTCTACATTAGAAAAAATATATGTAGGTATGCGCGGTGTTCCTCCTAATGCAGAAGAAGTGGCATATTGGAATGAAAGAGCACCCGGTATTGCTACAACAGCCTGGGGTGATGCAGACTCAAATCCTGCTCCTAATCAAGCATCAGTATTAGCTGAATTAGCTCATGGATTTGCTGTTAATGGCATTGCTGGTAATGAGAGTGGGGCAGCTCAAGCAGCTGGTGCTGAAGTAAATAGAGACGGTCCAAAACTTTCATACTTTAACAATGAGACAACATTAACTGAATTTAATACTAAAAATATTAACTCTTTACTACAACTATAGTATAATTTTAAGGCAATAATAAATGGCAATTAATAGAATAGATCCAGTAGCACAAACATTCTTTATAAAAGAGCCTACTTTTATTTCGAAAGTAGATTTATTCTTTTCTACTAAAGATAATAGCCTTCCTATTTTTCTTCAGATAAGAAAAAATAAAGATGGGTTTCCTACTGATGTTGTTTTGCCATTTAGTCAAAAAGTAGTACAAGCTGCAGACGTTAGTACTTCTGCTGATGCAAATACAGCAACAACTATAGAATTCTCTGCACCTGTATTTTGTGATATTGGAGATTACTCTTTAACAGTTGGATCAGATTCAAAAGCATACAATGCTTATGTTTCAGAATTAAATGGTACAGATACACTTACAGGTAGAACAATATCCGAACAACCTTTAGTTGGTTCTTTATTTCTATCTGAAAATTTAAGATTATATCAACCAGATTTATTCGAAGATTTGAAGGTAACTATATATAGAGCCAAATTTTCCACTTCTGTAACAGCTAGTGTAGAACTTGATTTATCAAAAGGTCTTGGTGCATCTGGAGGTGGTCCTACCTTATCTTCAATTAGTAATTTGGAATCAGATCCATTAGAAGTTTATCCTAACATTAAAACAATGAAAGTTTATCATTTCAATCATGGTTTATTGAATGCTTCTTTTGTTAGGATCAATAATGTCGCAAATGCTAATATATTACTAGCTAATGGAGAACCTTCAATTGGTAATATTGTTGGTATGTTTGGTAATTTAATTCAGGATGTAGATTTTACTGTAAGCAATGTCAGATTTGATTCATATACAGTTAATTTACCACAAACTCCTAACATTAAAAAACCAACAAGATTTGGTGGTGAACAAGTATATATTGAAGATAATATAGGTTATTCAACTATTACACCTCAGTTATCTATATTTAAACCAGCAAATACATCTGTTAATAATCAAGTTATAACTACAACCCCAACAACTGGATCTACTTATACTATAGATTCTGCTTTTCAAGATATTCAAAATGCAGTAGAAAATAATTTTGATAATATAAAAGTTGTAGCAAGTAAAAAAAATGAATCTTATAAAACAGCAAATGCAACTACTTTTAGATATAAAGTAGTTATGAATACTGATAATGATAGAGTTTCACCAATAATTGATACACAACAACTTGGTGTAAATTTTAAACGTAATCTAGTAAATGATCCAACATATGCTGAGCTTGATGCTCATGAATTGAGAGTTTTATCAAGAGATGGTACAGCCGGTAAAGGTGGTCACAAAGCTAATATTGTAGCACTATCAAATACAACAGCTGTAATAACATTACAGAATGTAAGATCTCAAGAAAATGCAAATACATTAATTAATGGTACAATTTTAAATGTTCAATCAAATGCATCAGTTGCTGCTCTTGGAGCTGGAATATATAATAATGGTCTTTATAGAGTTATAGATGTAATAGATGGCGGTCTTAATATTAAAGTAGCTCTTGTTAATATTGCAAACTCAACTATTACAACAGATGAAGCTAATAACAATGTTTATTCAATTGTAAGTACATCTGACTTTATTGCAGAAGAAGCAGCAACAGGTGGTTCAGCATTTTCAAAATATATATCAAGGCAAGTAGATTTTATTAATCCAAGTACTGGAGTTAAGTTTTTCTTTGATGTATCTAAACCAGCTGATGCTACTGTTGATATTTTCTTAAAAACTAAATTAGCTGGTGACACTACACCAATGAATCAGGTAGAATATACTAAGGTATCAAATGTTACAATTACAAATTCTTTAGGTGGTGAATTTGTACAATTCCAACAAGAAGTAAATAACCTAGAAGAATTTAATTCTTTGGTATTTAAATTAGTACTTGAATCAACTGATGAATCACAAATACCTAAAATTAAAAACTTGAGAGCAATAGCTATACAATGATAAAAGTAAAAGATTATCCAAATTTAATTAGAGATCCTAATTCAAAAGCAATAATTAATGCTGATCAATCCGCTTATAGAGAATATAAGCAAAAAAATATCGTAAAAGATAGACTGGCTACTATGGATAATGAAATAAATACTATAAAAGAATCTGTTGATGAAATAAAAAACTTACTTAAACAACTGGTACAAAAATGACTTTTTATGCAAACATAACATTAAGAGAAGGTGGTACATTACTTGCTAATAGTGTAGGTAATGGAGTAAAAGTTGCCAATGTAGCTCTTACAAATAAACAAGTAGATAATAACTTTGCTAATATTTCAATAGAAGTTGCAAATTTATCTAACACTGTTATTAATCCAATACCTTTTGCTATTGCGTTAGGATAATCAAGGGAAAACATGGCAAACAAATTTAAATCTAAACTTCAAGCTAACATTGCTTTTTCAACTCCTGGAGGCTTTGCAAATATTGGTGCTTATTCAGTTCCAACCGGTTGTGTAGCAACTGTAATAGGAATGTCTATTGCTAATATGAATACTACTACGCAATCAACAGTAGATATTCAAGTAAATAAAGGAACTGGTCCAACTGGTAATATAAGGTTACTACAAGCTGCTCCAGTACCAATTGGTGGCGCATTAGTTGCTGTAGGTGGAGACCAAAAAGTTGTATTAGAAGTAAATCAATCAATGCAAGTCAAAGCTACTACTGGTAATGTTGATGTGATCATGTCTATCTTAGAATCAGATCAAACATAAGGATTAAAAATGGCTCTAACTAAACTAAGAGGAAATATAATTGCTACAGGAACAGTAAGCAATGCCTCTATACAGCTTAACACTATTGCA